GCCACCCGCTAGGGCGGCTCGGAACCCAGTTCAAAAATGAACTGCTAACCGTTTTGCAAGTGCTAAACTTGCTGAACAGTTAGTCAACTAAGACCAACTGTTACTTCCTTAAATGGAAGTCGCCGTCAGGGCCTTGCGGCCCTGATGGAGTGAGTTGCGGTCAGGTCCTCTGATGAGGATGATCTGAAACGCGCTAACTCTAGCGATGTAGTAGTGAAAACTTAGAACATACTATAAGTAGCTGTCCTCTCACTCTCTTAATTGAGAGTTAAGGGACTCTTATAGGAGCTATTAGGGACTTAGTGCCTGGCGTCCTCCTTCCGGGGAACAGCGCAGGCCTATTGCACCTTTATAGTTCGGCTAAAGCAACCACTCCCTTTGCAAGACGGGTCAACCAATTTATTGATTGGCGCCAGGTTCGGGGAAGGTCTCTCAACCTCACTTCTAGTGTAGGTCATCTCAGTGCTGGGTTTACCCATACATTTAGCTGATCTGCCAACATTCGCGTAAACGCGAGACTCTAAAGAATAACGGTGAACCGTAGTCATAGGTCTAGAAGTGGAAAGATTAAGAACTTTTTAAATGAAAAAAACTCGTTTCTTCTCACTTAAAAAGGCTTTTACCGACTATACTGTGTCCGATGGGTTGGTATCTCTAGGAAACATTGAGTTTCCAGTCTTCCTGCGAAGATTGGGGTGAAGATTACTCTTTACCGCAATCCCTGCAGTGAGAAAGACAACTAATCGGCTTAAACAGCTTCAGAATATTGGACGTTATCTCCTTATCATGAGAAAAAATCATGGTACGTTGACAACAGTGAAATACCTAAAAGCTGCACAGCTAGCGGTTCAGAAAGCAATAGCGAAAGATCGTATTAAATCTCTTCGAGATATAGATCCTAGCCTGCCTCATCCTCGATTGTCCTCTTCTGGACTTCCAGCAATAATACCGCTGGGAGACCGGAGAGCAATTCTTTCGGGATCAAGTTCTATTATACGTTGATGATTAACAATCTTCAGCGTGTATAGAGTCCTTGATGCCCCTGGGAATCTTAAGACGTCGACGATTACAGACAGTTTCACTGGTAACAAAGACTATTTAGACTGTGTCTCTAATGAGGTGAAAGCGTTAGCTTCCTCCTTTAAGAGATTTGGTCCGAAACATCTTCGTCCAGCGAAATTGCTATTTTTGGAAACTAGCTCTCCTTCATTCAAGGTATCTTGAGGAGGAATCATTCATGATTATTTATCTTTAGGGATGAATAACCTGGATGAGCCTTTCAAGTATATCCTAAATGCCGGTGGGACAAGCTGAACTACAGACCTTGTTAGGACTATAGAGATGCTTATCCTTAAAGCAGGTCTCGCAAAAGTCTATGCCTGAACCAGACTTTCTCCCTATTATAAATGGAAGAAGTTTGTTTCAGCCGAAGAACAATTGGAATTTAATAAATCTCCGATTGGACAGTTGCAGACAAAGAAGGAGGCTGCTGGGAAAGTAAGAGTTTTTGCCATGGTGGATGTCTGAACGCAAACTGCGCTCAAACCTCTTCATGACTGGCTCTTCTCTTTCCTGAGATCACTTCCAAATGACGGCCTGGATCAGCAACCATCTATAGATAGATGTATGCAGAAATCCATAAAGGCCAAATGTTCATTTGGATATGATCTCTCAGCAGCGACAGATCGCTTGCCTATTTCATTGCAAGTAGCTATACTTGAGGCCTGATTTGGCCCTAAGTTTGCTGCTGCATGACGTAGATTACTTGTTGACAGAGATTATTATCTTGCTGACGACAAGGCGATGGAAGATGAGCTACCAGGGGACCCACTGCGTTATGCAGTTGGACAACCCATGGGAGCTTTATCCTCTTGAGCCATGTTGGCAGTCACCCATCATCTATTAGTTCAATTAGCGGCATTAAAGGCTGGGAAAGTTCTTCCCGGTCGTTGATACTCTAATTATGAAATAATAGGAGATGATGTCAACATTTTCGATAGATTAGTAGCGTACCAGTACCTAGCCATTATGGAAGGTATTGGTGTCCCTATTAACCTCTCAAAAAGTGTTGTAGCAACTAATGAAACTTTTGAGTTTGCAAAAGTTACTGGTCATAAAGGTGAGAATGTCTCTGCTATATCCTGAAAATCTTTCCTATCCCAACCATCAATGGCTGGAAGGGCTAATATCGTTTACTCATTAATGAATAAAGGTATTATTCCAACTAACCTTGTAGGTTGGATGAGAAATATTTTTTCAAAAGCATTAGGGTTACATGGTAACCCGGCCTATTGCTATATTGCAATAGTCTCAATGCTAGCGAAATCAGGACGAATTTCCTATAGAGATCTTATAAGTGCCCTTTTAGTAAAGACTGAAAGTGGTTCTTATAGGAGAATGTCTGCTTCGTCTCTTCTAAAGATGACTCAAACGAGTTACTTAGAAGGTTTGATAGCATCCATATTTAGGAAAAAGCAAGTAACAATGAGAGTGTCAAAGGTCGTGGAAAGAGAGGAGATCTATTACAAGAACTCAGCCCTTTACAAGATCCGAGACTATGCCTCATTGGATAACCGTAAGTATTTGGCTCCTTTAGAGTCAATTACTCAGAGGTTATTCCCCTACGCTCATTTCTCTCCAGTTGAATATTCCGGGTTAACTGGTCTTGAAAGACCATGTTTCCTAGATAAATTCAAACACGAAAGAAATGAGATAGAGCAAATCTGCTACCTTATTCATCGATTAATATTCGTTAACGAAGAAAATCAGATAAGAGAAGACATGACTAAGCTAAGAGATAGTCTTAAACCTCGCGGTAAAGGACTACCTTCTTACCAAACCGATATCGAGTTCTGAGTTGTCCACCTGGACCTCATGGATCGAATAGAGGAGAGGATTGCGTTAGTTAGTCGAGCAGATGAAAAAGCGAAAGGTAATAAAACTAGTAGTAAGAAAAAGATGGATGGACCTCTAAAAGCATTCCGTAGTTTCTACGCAAGTGCTAAGAGTAAACCCAACTTTTATTATTATAAAGTTATCACACCGGAAACAATACGGCAAGACGAGATCAAAAAGATCTATCGTGATTGTCATGTTGTTGAAAGTGCGATCAGCGAAATAGATAAAATGGTCAAAGATGCCCAAAAAGTATCTGAGATTCATAAACTCTTCAACGCTGATCCTGCCGGAAGTCCAAAGTAACTGAGTTGGTTAAACCAATTAGTTGCCAAGGGATACCTTCCTTAAGGTCATTGTATCGGTAAGCAAGCCTTTCGGCTTGTATGCACCTAATTAGGAGCGTCACTCTTTCGAGAGAAGACCCTAGTCAAGGCCATGCAAGTCGAGACTGCGCAAGTTTATTTGGTACTCCACGGTTTTCAGTAGACACATTATGTGTCTATGAGGTTCCGAAGGGTGGTC